GAGCTGGCCGCATACCGCGAAGCTGCACCACTTGCGCGCTTTCATTCAGGTAAATGTCGCTTGTCTCAGCGTGCCAGCTAATTGCATCCCCTGCCGCTGTTACGCCTCGCTCGTGAATGTAAAGTTTGCCGTCAGAAGACACCGCAATCGGGTAATCATAAGGCGCACTATCAATCATGCAGGTGCGATCCATGACCCCGCTAAACCAACGCCCCTCGCTGATCGAGAACGCATAGTAGCGAGAGCACTCGTTCCCATCGTCTTCGTGCGGGTAGAACCACCAAATCTCATTGAACTGAGACAGGCTCGAGCAGAAAATCTTCTCTTGCTGTGAGGCGACCTGCGCATCCTTGAACGTCTGATCAATCGGTGCCGGTAAGGCCAAAGGCTCACCGCCAAACGCAACGCCGTAGAACACGAAGTCAGGACCGCACCAAAAGGCTTGACTTCCAACCACGTCAACCGCATTGGGGCCAACAAGTCCGCAATTTGTGCCAGCTCGGTCAAAATCCCACATATTCGCAGGGTCACCAATGAAGGTTTGCCAGAATAGCCCTTCATCCGTCCAAACGCCGATGATCTGGCCAATCTCTTTCGCCCGGAGCAAGCGCCCAGAATTGCGCAGAATGTACCCACCAGCGCTGTTGGTGGCTTTTGAGGTCCAATCATCGAAACCAAGTAGCAAACTTGTCTGAACGCTGCACCAGCGCACACAGCGCGGGTTCTGGACGGTCTCTAGTTCTTCTTCGCAGCCATAAGCGCAGATTTGGCCTGTTGCTGTGACGAGAACGCTCTCGACAATCTCAGGCGCGCCCATCTGCTCAACGGCAATGCTTGTTACTGAGCCCACCCAATCCGCATCCGCTCTTGCGCCGACCGTGTGGCCTGTTGAGGTTGCGATAAACACCACCGCAACCGTTCCGCTCTCTTCTGAGCTTTCATTACCCTCTGAAGTACCACCAAACGCGCTCAACGCGCCCGCTGTGCGGCCATCAAAGGTTATTGTGACTCTGTAGCGCTCTCCGACCGTGAGCCCCGTGGCGGCGTATTCAAGATCGCTGTCGCCTGTTTGGGTTCCGTCGCAGTCGGCTTCGTCATCGGTGGCGTCAAAGGTCCAGCCGGTTCCTCTGGTATAGGCTGCATCAAATGCCGTCTGATCAGCGTAGCTCGTGAAGTCGGAGTCATGGTTTGTCGTCCTGCCTGCTAGCTCTACCGCAACAGCGTTGGTATCGTTCTTCCACACATAAATCTTGCCGCCTCGGGGATTGGCGATCAGCCAGCCCTCTCGGTTATCAATAGACCAAGTCAAAGGGTAAAAAACACCCTCAGTAGCAACGCCGTAAGCACCAGTGCCGTAAGTGCCAGCACCATAGCCGCCACCACCAAAACCATCAGCATTGCCCGCCACAAAGTCCGCAGGCGTGATGTCGTAAAGCGCCCCGCCCTTGAGGACGTAGAGGCCGGAATGAGTGCCGAACGCAAAATTGATCTCCCCGTCATCATCGCGCCAGCAATGGCCACCACGACAAAGCCCTGACAGCGTAGAGGTCGTCAGAAACTCCCAACCGCCAATAACTTCCAGACCGCCCCTGTGAGGGCGCATATTATTGATAGACTTGTAACCGCCCTGGCGGACCTTGAAGGACGTATCATCTTCAACAAGACCAGGCGCCACCTCGAGCGGGATTAGATTAGGTCTCATTTGCGCAGATCCTTACCGTGGCCTACCCATCCTGCCCAGAACAGCCAGCCGCCCGTCATGAGCCACAAAAACCCAAGCGAGGCATACAGAAACGCCGGAACAACCCAGAGCCCATTGCGCGCATGTCGTTTGACAATGCCAGCAGACCAGCGCCAATCAGCAACCGTCTTCTGTGTCGCGCGCCGGTCGTACCACCAATCAAGGTCATGGCTGGTGCAGATGTCATTATGATAAACTGAGCCAAACTTCTGAGGGCCAAACGTGCAACCGTCTAAATAACGGCTAGGCGGCGGGCTTCTCATTGTTCACAATCCGCGCGATTTCGGCATTGGCTGTTGCTGCATCTGTTCCGTACACACCACATGCAGCAGCGGCTTGGAAAAAGGCTGTCATGCCCGGGCTGAGCAGGTCAACGCGGCCACCCAGGGCCTTCATCAGCTCATAGCCCCGCGTGATACCCTTGAGGGCGCGCACGTTGTAACCATTGGCGCTCATTAAAGTTGGATCTGCGTTGGACGTTCTCCGTTCAGTCACTGATAAGCCCAAACCTTCGATGTGAGCAGTTTCAAGCGCATCCAACTGCTCGTCAGTGTGAAGCTCATCAAGGAAGCGGTATTGATCAACCCAGCGGTGTGACGCTGGCGTTGGATCGACTGGTACGACGCGAACACTCATTGTGGAATAATCCCCATGTGAATTGCAGTATCACCGTCATAGGTGAAGCCAGTTAGCGTAAGAGGGTCTGATAAAGCGGCTGTCGTCCGTGCTTTATAGCTTACGCCAGTTGCTAGCTCATCGTAGAAAGCACTAGGCAATGAGCCGCCATTCGTTGTGTCAAAACCCACCTGCATGATGCCCAGAAGGTAGGCGTCTTGGAGTGTTCCGGTTGATGTAGACATAGCGACTGAGTTGACTACAGTTGCCGACTGATTGACCGCCAGATAGTAGAGCGTCCCCGCCACCAGATCGACCGCCGTTGTGCTCACAGCATGGAGGCCCTGCGTTGTATCCGAATCCACCGCACAATCTGTTAGAAGATTGCCCCCAGTGTCATATATTCCAACATAAACATTAGCCCCGCCCGTAGTGGCTCGCACCCAGCCGATTTCATCAACGGTAACATCTGCTCTCGGCATAAACGGAAGCAAATAGTCTCGCCCCGAACTCATGCCGCCAGTCTGGTTCATCGAGTCCACTTTGGTGACAGGATACCAGCGGTTAGAGACATAAGGATAAATCGTGCCGCCACCCGCCGCAGGAAATAAAGTGCTTAAAGTTGTCATTTCTTAATCTGCCACCTTCCCGCGAACGGAATCAGCGTCACCGCCGCCCGCGCTTGATCAATTTCAATTGAGGTCTCGCCGTTGATCGTCTCTGAACCGTCTGGATCTATTGTGATGTTGTTCGTGGCAGAGCTGCCATCGTCATCAATGATCGAAATCGGCAAGCTGTTAGCGGTTGCCGCTGGTAGATCAATCTCCACCGCCCCGCTTGAACAATCCACAAAAATCGTATCGCCAAACACCGCAGTGACAGGGCTGTCAGTGTTATCCACTTCGCGCGGTGAAGGGCGCGCAAGCTCATTACGGCCCCTAGAGCTACTAGAAACCGTCGAGAACGTATCCGCCCCGGTCGCATAGATGAAATCATCTGCCGTTGTCGAAACCCCCGAAAGGGCTGTCAGGGTCGCGTCAAGCGGCTGAAAATTCGCATCAATGTAAGTCTGCGTGTAAGCGTCCGTAATCGCGTAACCGCTGATCGTCGTCGGCTTGCCTGTGATGTCGGCCCAGGCAAACGACACAGAGACAGAGCCCAAGGCGGTTGCGTTCAGCTGTTGAAGCGTCACCGCCTGCAAAGCTGCTGTTGCATCGCCGTTTAGGATCAGATCGCCCGTCATAGTGCCGCCAGCAAGCGGCAGCATCAAATCAGCATAAGCCTTAGTGGCCGCATGCAGTGCGCTTGTGGGCGCTCCTGCAAGCGTTAAATCGCCCGTGAGCGTCCCGCCCGTCAAAAGCAGATAGTCTTTCTCTTCTGCGGTGAAAAAGTCAGTTCCGTCTGTGAAAATCCACTTTATCTCACCAGCCGCAACCTCAATATCCGTTCCACCGGCGTTATGCGTAAACGTCACCGTTGCTGCGCAGTCATTTTTGACAATGTACTTGCGAGGATCTGGCGGACAAATCACGTCGAAACCACCCGTCCCGCTCAGAATGTATCCGGCACGCTTGGATTGGTTCTCAACGTAATCTGTGTTCGTCAAGGTGACATCGGCATTGACGGTTAAGCCTAGAATGCTGCCCATGATCTGCTCATGTTGCAGGTTTACAGCATTCAGCTTTTGACCCCAGGCGTTTAGGTTTTCTCCGTCCGCCTGCTGCTCTGTTCCGAATATCGGACTGGGTTGGCTCGGCATTAGACTGTCGCCCCCGTATCTTGTCGCAGCCAGTTCGTGCCATCAGAGACGCACACGCGGCTGATTGTTGTGTTCCAAAGCATCCGCGCCGCGTTATCGGCAGCGTTTGGCATCTCGTCCGTGGTGTAGCTTGGCAGCTTCACAGGTGTTGTTGGGTTGTCGCGCTGGATGAACTCTTTGTTGATCTGGTCGATCAGTGTTCGAGCCCATAACGGAGCCTGCGGAATACGCGGGATCACCAGCTTGGGCTCACTTTGCCGTCAGAGGTGAGCAATTCGCTTTCACCCCTAAGCTCCCTAAGAGCCTCTTGTTCCGCCATGCGCGCCTCAATCATGCTTTCGCGGTCCTTCAGGATGTCGCGATACATGAGATACTGAACCCGGTAATTGATCACGTCTTCAGCAAGACCCGTGCACCAGTCATTTGTGACCGTGCCCTCAGAGTCAGCCGCAATCGCAGGCGTCACGTCATAGATGCCCGTTATCGTCAGCGTGTAAGCGTCATTCGGAGTCGGGTAGATTCGCAGCTGACCCTTGCGCAAGGCATAATCAAGCGGCTGGCCAGACGTATCTGACGCCCCGTGCCAGTATTCCATTTCATCAAACTCAACCCGGCGAACTTCGTAGGTGTATCCGCCAACTGTTGCATATACCCCGTCAACCACCCGCAAACCATCGGGGAAATCGACATATTGGTTATCTGCAACCGTGGTTGCGGTAGAGCGGCCCTCGTTAAAGTCGAACCGCTCTCTCGCGTATTTCTCAATAGCGCGCGGAATCGCCGAAGCGATCTGACTGGTTAGGTCAGACCGGTTCAGCTCATCCGCTATGCGCGCCTTGAGGGCAGCTAAGTCGCTCATTAAGAAGCGGCTACCGCTGGATCAACCGGGATGAACTCAATGAACACCAAGCCTTTGCCCGCAGTAAGCGAGGCAGAAAGCGTGGCAGTCACAGTGACCTCACCAGTTGCATTGACATCGTTGGACGTTGCCAGGTCATCAACCGTCTTGAATCCTACAGAGGATACAGAGACAGCCGAACCAAACCCGTCAGCGTCATCAGATGTGCCGATGTTGATTGTTGGCGTGCCGCCCGTAAAGGCAGTCCCAACCACAATGCCGCCACCGATTACATAGGCATTCGGAGGCAGCTTGCCCACAATAACCTCGTTTCCAGTGTCAGCATCAGTGACCTCAACAGCGACATAGTGCGTTTGCTGCGTGTGGTAGCGAACGCCATTAGTTCCTAAAGCCATATCAGAAACCCTCCTTAAGCAGCGTAAGTAGACAGGACCATTGTTCCGAAGTCTTCGCCGTTAAAGCGACATTTCTTCAGA